TTCATTCAGCGCGGCAATCCAGCACGGGCGATACGACAGCGCGATTATCCGAGATACCGGAGACTGCGGGGCCGTCTACATCCCGCTGAATACGACTCAGTTCCGCACAGCGAAGGAGATGCAAGATGCCTGAGTTCCAGGGCATGGACTTTCCCGATTACGTCTTCGCGGAGTTCCCGAAATGGGTGCGTAACGCGGCCGGTGAGGAACGACTGTGCGGTGACCAGCAGGACGAGGAGGAATGGCTCACGGGGCAGCCTGCGGCGCCTGACGCGCCTGCCGATCCTGGGATGCGTGCGTGATCTCCACGCCGGGCAGTCTGATCACGTTCACCATGCGCGCCATGGGCATTCTCGGCGTGGGCCAGTCGGCGCTTGCCGAGGACTACACCGACGTGTTCGACGCGCTGAACGCCATGCTGGCGACATGGAACCGCAAGCGGTACCTGATCTGGCACCTGATAGACATAGCGAAGCTCAGCACCGGAGTGCAGTCCTACACCGTGGGCGCCTCCGGAGACTTCATAACTCCTCGCCCGGACCGGCTCGAAAGCGCGTTCTTCCGTCAGTTCGTCAACTCATCGCCGAACCAGGTGGACTTTCCGCTCCAGATCATCCAGGCACGCGAGGACTACAACCGCATCGCGCTGAAGCAGCTCACCAGTAGCCTGCCAACGCACATCTTCTATGACAGCGCCTTCCCGGTAGGGGTCATCTATCCATACCCGATCCCGCCGGCCGGCATCGGCGAGATACATATCACCGTCAAGGACACCCTGACGGGGTTTGTTAACTATACGCAGCAGATAAACCTGCCGCCTGAGTTCTTCCGCGCGCTGTGGAGCAACCTGGCGTTGGATGCCTCGGCGCTCTATCCGGGATCGAGCGTGTCGGACCAGACGCGGGCGATTGCCAAGGACAGCCTGGCGACGATACGGGGCGCGAACACGCAGATACCGCGCCTGTCGATGCCGCGCACGCTGCGGCGCCGAAACGCCGGATACAACATCTTTTCCGATGGGCCAACGTATGGTTAAGGAGAGCCTGTAGATGTCGGGAACTACGCAGCCATATCCATTCGAGCCTTTCTTTCGGCTCCTGAATGCCGACATACTGAACTCGATCTTCCTTGGGCAGACCCCGGTCGGTGGCTTGACCACGACGGGCGCCGTCAATATTGGCGGTGAAGTGGTCGTCACGGGCGGCGTGACGAACAGCGGCCCGACATCTGCGACGGAATACAAACTCTCTGGCTCGCCATTCATTTCATCTCCGACCAGCACCTCTCTAGGGCCAACGACGTTGCTCGGGCTCGGAGCCGGAAAAGGTCTAGGCTGGGCAGGCGGTGGCGCGCAGGGCACCGTTGCCATTGGCTTCCAAGCGGGCGGTGGTGCAGGGCCCGGCATGACCGGCAACGAGAACACGATGATCGGCTGGAATGCCGGCGGCAACGTCACCACGGGCAGTTTCTGCACCTATATTGGGCTGAACGCTGGCGGACTGACGACGACCGACAACAACAATACGATGCTAGGCAACGACGCATTCCGCAACGCGACGGGTGCCGGTAATATCGGCATCGGCGTGCCGGTCATGCGCAATGGCACTTACACAAGCTGCGTCGCCATCGGCGGAATGACGCAGAACGGCAACGATGCGGCGACTTCCAGCGGAAACATCGTCATCGGCATCGGTGCGCTATCTGGCACGGCCATGACGACCTCGAATAACAACGTCATCATCGGCACGAATGCTGCTGCGACGATTACCAGCGCGTCTAGCAACATCATCATCGGCACCAATGCCGGTAATACGATCACGACTGGCATTGCTAATACGTTTGTCGGTCACCAGACGGGCCAGACCACGACGACGCAGCAGAACTGCACCTTCATTGGCAACGTGGCAGGCAAGAGCCTAGGTGGTCAGTCGATTACGGCCATAGGATCAGGTGCGCTCGGTGGCGCATCAGGGGGCGCTAATAGCACGCTCGCGGTCGGTGCTAACACTGGCAACAAGACAACCGGCGCAAACAACACGCTGCTCGGAACGGGAGTAGCCTCCGTCACACTGACAAGTGGCACCGGGAATATCTTCATCGGTTGTTCTACGACGCTAGATGCAGGAGCGGCGGGAGAAAGCCACACTCTGCGCATTGGCGACCACGCGACGAACGTCATAGTCTCGACGGCGATCAACACGGCGACGCCTGCCACGCAGTTTAACGGCACGTTCGGCTTCAATGTTGCACCTATAGCCAAGCCGACTGTAACCGGCTCCAAAGGGGCCAACGCGGCGCTTGCCTCGCTGCTGACGGCGCTGTCGAACTACGGACTTATCACTGACAGCAGCTCATAAGGAAACGCCCATGGCCACAGCACCTAACACCCTAGTCGTCACCGGGCCGAACAATCAGCAGCAGGATGCAAGTACTGTGCTGATCCAGCCGACAGGTGGCACACAGGGTTCCATGGCGGACATTCTTGGCGGCAAGTCCGCCGTTCCCGCTATCAACAGCGGCACGGTGACTGTCACCTCGGCCATCGGCCTGGCGGTCACCAACTCGATCACGGCCGGCGTGACGCAGACGCTGGCGGGCGCGGTGGCCCTCACGACGCCAGTCAATGTCATCACCAAGGTTGGCACAGCCGGCGACGCGGTAAAGCTCGTGGCAGCCGGCACCAGCGGGACGTATCAGGTGGTCATCAACCAGGGCGCCAGCGCGTGTGCAGTCTTCCCGTTCGAGGCCGGCACCAAGATCGACGGCGGCACGGCGGGCGCCAGCGTGACGCTGACCAACGCGAAAAACGCCACCTTCTATAACACCGACGCGACGAACTGGATTTCGATCCAGGGCGGGGTCAAGAGCGCGTAAGTGCCGCGCATTCCACTCGTTGACGGAGCCTACTCGGCGCGGAGCATCATTAGCTCGGCGCAGCGTTCGGTTAACGTCTACGCCGAATCGAACCCCAAGAGCAGCCCGACGCCGTTCACCTACTACCCCGCGCCGGGGCTTCGCGTCCTCGGCACGCCCCCCACACCAGCACAGGCACGCTGCCTCTATCGGGCGAACAGCGGCGACCTCTATTACGTGTGCGGCAACACCGTGTATTTCGTCTCGCCTGCCTATGCGTTCACCTCGCTAGGCACTATCGGAACGAGCGCCGGCATCTGCTCGATGGCAGACAATGGCACGACCATCGTGCTGGTGGACAGCAGCGCCAGCGGCTACCAGATCAACATGCTGTCGCGGATTATGACGCCGATCACGGCAGCGACGAACGCCCCGCCCCCAGCAGCTCTGAGCACCTATGAGTTCAACGGCGGAACGCGGGTGGATGTCATAGACGGCTTTATCATCACCAACGACAATGGCACGCGGGCGTTCCGGTCCACCTACCTCAACCAGATCATTTGGGACTCGCTGTGGGTGGCGTTTAAAAACGGCTACAGCGACAACCTGGTGGCGGTCGTAGTTCAAAAGCGAGAAATCTGGCTCATAGGCGAGAAGACGGGCGAAATATGGTTCGACGCCGGGCTTGCAGACTTCCCCTTTGCCATCATGCCGGGGCCGTTCATCCACCACGGCTGCAACGCGCCCTACTCGATTACAGCAGCCAACGGACATGTCTACTGGCTTAGCCAAAGTCTGGCTGGTCAGAACATCCTGGTGCGGGGAAGAGGCTATGAGGTCGAGGAGGTCTCTACTGCGGCGCTCGTGACGGAATGGTCGCAGTATTCCACCACGAGCGATGCCATTGGCTTTTGCTTTCAGCAGAACGACCACACTTTCTATCAGATCACGTTCCCCGCAGCTGATAAGACATGGCGGTATGACGAGAGCACGCACCAGTGGCACGAGGCTCTGTGGACTGACGGCAACGGCGTGCAGCACCGGCACCGTGCGAACTGCACCGCCTTTGCCTACGGGGTGAACGTGGTTGGCGACTGGGAGACGGGGCAGCTCTATGCGCTCGATCCCACTGTCTACACCGACGCTGGAGCGCCGATGGAGTGGCGCCGCGGCTTCCCGCACCTGATGAACGACGGCAACCGGGCGATCTTCCCCGG